TCACCATCATAAAACAGAGAATCCTCTGTGACATTAGGCTCTATGTAATCGCACACATCACCCACTTGAACTGAGTGTTCAACCTTAACCAAATCAAGCCTTTTCATAACTGCTCTTGATGTTTCTCAATTCTTCTAACAGCAACCCTCCTACGTATATGTTTCGCTCTCTAAAGTGCTTATTATACATAATAGCATCATCCTTTGACATATCGACCCGAATGTGCATAGCCTTTTTGACATTAGACTCATAATTATCAATCTCGTCTTCCAGGTCTTCATAGTCCAGGATTGAATAATCAATGGTCGGCTTGCCAAACCAATCATTAAACATCGGGAACTTATCTTCTATCACAGCCTCATCCCACTCACCAAAGGTTATGTTGTCTTTGATTACTAACTCTTCTTTACGCTTATCATCCCAACCTTCAACTTTCTTGTAAGGAATCTCTTTGTGGCCCAACTCTACCCAGGCTTTATATCGCATATTACCAGCCAGGATATTAAAGTCCTCGTCTATAATCACCGGCCTCATTTCCAGCATATCAGGGAACTCGCGTAACGACTGCTTCAAGGTCTCGTACTTGTGCGTATCAATAATACGCGGATTGTCTATCTTAGGCGTAAGCCGACTTATGCTAATCTTCATAATTGTCTTTTAAAAGTTTAACTAATATGTCCCCAACAGAGCCACCCAACTCTAATATCTCACGACATAGTGTATAGGCAGCTGGATAATCATTAATATCAAACTCTACTACGTATACCACAGGTTTCTCACCAGGCTCGGATTCAGTTTGCTTAGCAGGCTTCTCAACTTCAAAATCATAATCCATACCTTCTTCGGCCTCTTGAGGCTGCCACACATTTAGACCGTACTTTTTCAAGTCCCCAGGATCGTATACGTTGCCAAGGATGTCCCAATCCCAAACTCCGTAATTAACATTGTCTTTTACTACGAACTCTTTTTTACGCTCGTCTGACAGGCCACTTACTTGCAAAACAGGAACCTCCTTAACGCGCAGCTCTTTTAAAGCCAGGTAACGCTGATTGCCCCCCAGGATAAAATAATCCTCATCAACGATGACCTCCCTAAGCTCTAACATCTCAGGGAAATCTCGCAGACTATCGACTAGCTTCTTAAAATTACTATCGCGTATAACTCTCGGATTATCCGGGTTAGGCTTCAATAAGCTCAGCTTGCACTTTGATATTTTTTGTATTTTCATCTATACTTGGTTTTAGCATTTCTTTAATCATATCTGACACCTGTATAATCTGACCCGAACTCATTTCAGAAATCGAATTCTTGATATATGCAATCTCATTATCTAGGGATCCATACAACTCATAACACAACTCATCCAACACCGGCAGCAACTTATGATTATAAGTCTTGTAAATGTCAAACATCTTCAAAGAATGAAGCACTGTTGCGTGGTTATACGGCTTGCCATTATCTTGGTATATTCTTACAATTTGCATCAGGGATAAGCCTTTAATCTTATATAAGATGTAATTATATAACGCTCGGTATTCTACATATTCACGCTGACGCGTTTTTTTAAATATATCTATGCCGGTGGCCTTTTTAATATATTCAGCTGTTTCTGTGTAATATTTCATAATGTAAATTCAATATAATAGTTATCTAAATCTGCGCCATCTTCGAAAAACGCCTTATACTTACTGATTGCATCAGCCACTTTTCTGCGACCCGATTCGTAAAACTCCTCTGAGCAATGAGCCAGGCCCATCTCTAAGTTACCCTTGTCAATTACCAGGAACTTAAACTCTGAGTACGGAATACCGAACAGGTTGCAATAAATGTAAACTTGGCAATCATAATGATACTTCTTACAGGAGTAATGGAACCCACCTATATCGGTAGTAGTTTTTAAATCAACTATCCGACCATCGCCCAGGACATCAGCCTTGCCCCGGAATGGATAACCATCGACCAGGCCTATCATCGGAACCTCAAACTGACTACCGGATAAGTACTTTAAACTCATCTCGGTGCGATAGAAGGCATCAGCTAAACGCTCAGCATCGTGCTTCTCTTTGATAGTAAAGACCCGGCCAAACTCAGCTACAGCTTCTTTATAAGCCTTAGTATTTTTACTTTGCACGTCTACGAATATTTGCTTTTCAAAGACATCAGGCTCTAATATAGCCGTGTGGAATAGCCACCCATCGCGCAGTGCCTGAGAATCTTTTTGCTGATAGTTACGCTTGAAGGCATAAGTCTTGGGGCTGTCTAAAAGGTCTTTTACTGAGCTTGAGCTCAAAGCCAGGCTACTCAACTCGCCATAATAAAAGTTATCGTCTTGCATCTTTGTTAACAGGTCTGTCTTATCCCAAGATGACCCGTCGAGTAATTGAATGTTCATAAGTTAGATATTTGTTTTAATCGTTTTACTTCATTTTGTAATTCATCAAGCTCAGATTCTGCACGTCTTGCACGATCGACCGCCCGGAGCTTATCAGCGGATAATTCTTCATACGTCTTTAAAGACAACCTACGCCACTCTTGAAGGTCGTGAATGTAAAAGGACATCCTGTTTACTAGGTTAATCACTTTGGTTAATTCAGGATTGTCTGATTTTTTAGACCAGGACAAAAGAATGTGACACAGCGATTCAAAGTCCGCGAAGTGCTCAATGTCAGCTTGTAATTGTAATTTTTGAAATTGACTCATTGTTCATCATTTTAATGTTAGTTTACAAAGTTAAAAAATTATTCATTAATGTTAATAATTGAGGCATCAGATTCCCTAAGAAGGTAACAGTCTTTTTTGATTTTCTTCTTGGACCACATCGTAGTAGCTGGGCAATACATTTGCTGGACCGCTGGCAATTTAAGATTATTCAGCCAAAACAGATAATTACCTCGAGGATCTGCCACAAAGTATAAAGCCACCACATCCAAAGCCAGGAGCCTGTCAAGCTTATCCTTTTCAATCATCTTATCATAATAATACTTGTCACGAAATTTCATCTCTACAACACAATCGTGACCCTTAGGAGTCTTGCCTATAGCATCATAATATTCCATACCATTGCCGGTATGTTCTAAATCCCAGCCATCGAAATTTAGTAAGAGTACAACCGATTTTTCCCATTCGTGTATATTATCGAGATACCCCATTATCATATATTTCGTTCAAGCTCTTAATCCAATCGTTGTAAGTCTTAGGACTACACGAACAGGGATAGTACACCTTGTGATTAAAATACTTAGCGTGAAGATTTACCACTAAATCTATCTCATCCTTGCGAATTACGCTGCTGTTCTTACCCCGGAACTCAGTCCAATCGAGGAAATCAGGCTCAGACATTTTTATGTTATCCATCTCTTTTAATTTCAATGTTCCACTTATCTCTTCGGTCATCACAACCGCAATCCTCATAACCCAACCAGGAGGCCACTTTCTTTACCAGCCAGCGAACCCCAGTGTACTTAGTTATAAAGAATACAAAATCTCCAAATCTTATTTGCATATCTGTTCTTTTAAGGTTTTTTTTACTTTCTGTATGGTACGATAAATCGAATAATATGATATTCCGGAGATATTTGACAGCTGGAGCATCGACCAGCCTTGATTGTAAACCAGGTCAAAAACCTTTTTATCATACCAATACATTTCATCTAACGCCTGACGTATGCGCTTTTCATTAATTTCTTGGTCTAATAGGTCATAAATATAATCTTCACTTAAGTCCTCAGCTGCCATCTCCGGGACTTTCTTGGCTCTGTTAGCCTTTCGTGCAGCATCATAGAATAAAGTCCTCAGGGTCTTAAAAACGAAATAATAATTAACCTCAGTTTTGTTGTACATTATTGTAGCATTGCGGTCATTCTTTTCGAGCCAATTATGTATCTTAATGTACATATCTTGCACGATGTCCTCGGCCCGATCTTTATCCAGGCCAAAGCTCATTGTAACCTCAACCCAGGTTTTGTGTTTACGCCCTAATAACTCAAGTATTTTCAAAATGGTATCTCGTCTTCTAATTTATGTTCTACAGGCTTAAGAGGATTTACCCCATTAATCTCAAACCCCACATTATTGCGAATCGACCTGAGTCTAATTGGTTCTTCCATTGAAGTAGGCCGACCACCGGTATCTATATCTTTCACCTTGCGGACGTGTATATGACTAAACATCCACTCGCTGCTGTGCTGTATGTATCTATGAATAACCAGGAAATCATCAGCCCGGTTCACAAACTTACCCCCTCCTTCCACATCAGATGCCATAGGTGGTATTGGATGCCCGGCATAATATTCCTCCTTAGAATGCCTCTTACGCAGAGCTTCAGTACTTGCGTGTGTATTAAGCCATATTGATACGTTCTTATTTTTACAGAACAGGCGCATACGACTTGTCGCCTCGTAATCGTATTCGTGAGAGCTTATCCCCTTAAGTACCTCTCTGTTTTTTATAAGTGAATTATACGGATCTATAAGAAACCCTTGATAGTCCCAAGCGGACTTGACACTTTCGGCCAGATTCAGTAACTTATCAAAGGTAAATAGGTCATCACAGTCTACGAACTTGAAGTATTGATTCAGGAAATTATATTGCTTTTTAAATACCTCCGCTTCGATTTTATTGATAGGCTGCTGCTCCATAAATTCTATAAGCTTTTTTATGATACTATAAGCTTCGTTTTCTGATGAAAAAACCAACCATCTAATTTTATGTTTTAAAGTATATAAAAGCATCAGGTATAATACTACGGTAGTCTTTCCGACATTAGCGTGACCTAAAATCACGTTAAAATTACCATACTTAAAACGCAGGTGCTCATCAATACCCGGTACGCCCAGGGACAAACCTTCTTTAATCTTACCGGTGCGTACGTCATTCAGTTTTTGTATTGTTTGTTCGAAATTAATCAACATATGTTAGAATTGTTTAAAGTTATAAAAAAAATGTGAATAAAAAAAGGAGGCCTTTCGGCCCCCCCAAATTTAAAATAACTAATCTAAATAAAGTGGTCTTCTCTATCAGGAGAGTGATCCGTGCTCTTTACTTTGCCAGGAACCCAATCATCAAAAGAGGCATACCACTTGTTCGGGTCGTTCTTACCTTTCAGAATATCTACATTAAGCCACCCATTATTATCCTCAATGTGCGTTCTGTGTTTGATTAAAAAATCTGCGAACTCTTTCGCCCGGAAACCCAGCTTTACTACTACAAAATCTTGATTCCCTTTCTTGACCACAATCGGGTCTACAAATTGCTTTGCCATAATTATTGGTTTATAAAATCGATTAATAACTGAGCATCACGAATTACGTCATTAATGCTACTACTTGTTCTGTGCGCGTGAAAGTCAGCCGAGGCCTTCACCATACTCTGACGAATTATCGCCTGGTCCCGATTAGGAGAAAAGCTTTTCGCTGCACCCACATTTGCCGGTGGTGTAAAAACCAGCTTTGCTGTGTTGTACTTCTCATCCTTAATCTGATACTGAACCTCATCGCCAATATCTTTCTTAAATTCACCGGTAGCTAAAAAAACAGGATTGTCTCCGTTGGCGAAAGACACCTGAAACCGGTTAAAGGTTTTCTGACCATTACTCCAGGTCCCCTTGTTTTCAATGTGAGTGATTTTACTCGTCTTCATTCTGATAAAAATTTAAATTATTATTCAACACCTCGATATTAGCCTCAAGGTAGGCTTTCTCTTCAAGCAACTTTTTTAACTCCCTTTGCAGGGCTGCTATCTGTTGCTCGTGTATATTGCGAAGGTCTTCACTGTAAGTCATATTGAGCTCTTTTAGTTTCAATAAAAATTACTAAGTCTAAAACAGCCGGGAGCGAATCCTCGTGACCGCCTACGTGCCATTGTTGACATTCAGATTTAACTAACTCAGGATCGTAATACTTCCAATCATAAATCGTAAGATACTTATCGTTGACTTTTAGGACCCACTCAAAACAAACCTTGTCCGTCAGAGTGTCGTAGGTCGGTGGACCAAAAAATTCTACAAGTGTGTAATAATCGATATACAAAGGACATTTGTAGCTCGTCCCATCTACTACCGATCTGCCGTTAACGTATTGTTCGCCAGGCCTTAGGCATTTAATTGAAGTGTTCATAACTAAATGATTTAATGTTAGAGTAGCAAAGTTATAAACAATATTTCAAAAAACCAAACACCAGGAAAAAGAAAAGCCCAGGTACCAACTAACCCAGGCTTTCTATCTAACATTTAAGATGACGAACAAATCAATCTCTATGCAAATATAATCAATAATCTAAACCTACCAAATACGCTGAATATTTATCTATAATATCTTGTAAATCTACCTGTGAGAGCTTCACCATCATCCGGGACTTGAAATGTAATTCTTCTGCCTTGCCATCACCGTACAATTTATCCAGGTGCACCCCGAACAGGAACTGCTCACCGTGCCTGAAAATATTACACCCCTTGCATTGAACTTGACAATTCTCATCATCCCATCGAGTGTTATAATGCTTACGCGACATAAAATGCCCACAATCTTGACTCTTCCAATGGTCTACCTTGCCACAGGTAAAGCACGGGACTAAGCCCCGAGAATCAGCGTTACGTCTTCTAATGTATTCTGAAAAAACCCGGTCAGCCTTTTCGACTAATTTACTGCGCTTACTCTTCATTGGCCCGGATTAAAAACCGGCCTAAGTCTTCATCTACTTCTTTAATGCACCGGTAAATATATCGGCTGGTAACCTCAGCCACCAGGCGCGATGTTTTTGTGGAGTCTAAACCCAGGTTACAATACTGAGATGCGTTTAACTCTAACAGGCGATCAATCTTATCCTTGTCTTTGATTGAAGTATAGCCCAGGATTTTATTGCATTGCTGTCTAATTTCTTCGTCAATTCGTACGTCCATAAGTGTTTTATAAGATTCAAACCATATAAGCTAATATATAGCTATATAAATATATATATATATAATATAATAATTATAATAACTATTATAACTATACTAAACATTAGCTAAGGCTAAGAATAAGCTAATACTAAGCATTAGTAATGCTAAGTCCTGTAAAGGTATAAAAATTATTCCACAAACATCTCTACTAAGACAGAGCTTTGTATTTCTCTATCCCTCTTGAGCCAAAATACGCGACATAAGTGGTGACCAGGAGTGTCTTGAGCAACTCTATCCACTCAAGATTCACAGCGAAGGCATTACCGGTAGAGTCCAGGACCACGAAAAGAGTCGTAGTAAAAGTCAGGTATATTAAAACCATCGGCCGTGTGTTTTTCGAAAGCCAGGAATCTGACGTCATATCACTTGCCCACCGATTAGAAACCCCTCGCAGCTCTTCTAAGTCCATTTCGAGCAGTTTTAAGGCCGTTTCTTTGTCCTGTGGTGGCAAAGCATCATCTTGGTCAATAAGGTTCTTTAAAACGCCTAAAAATCCTTTATCGGGCAAAACGTCTCCAATCGTGTCAAAAACACCACCTTTACCGACCAGGAACTGACCTACCTTTGTTTCTTTAAATTTTTTCTTAGGCATATTCCCAGGTTACGTGTATCATAAAAAACACCAGGTACACATTAAGCTCGTAGTACGGCTCTTCTTCATCCGGGCCAAATATACTCCAGCCCAGGAGCGGACCAATGGCGAATCTCTCAGATATGTTTAATTCGATGATATTCATAAATAATCGTATTCAGTCTTAGCATCAAAGCTCGGACAGGCCTTAGTGCTAAAATCACGATGTCCATAAACCTTACCTCCGTAAGTGTCGACTAATTGACAAAGCAAATCATCTAAAGCATCTTTCTGAGCAGGAGTCCTGGTGTCTTTAGGAACCCAGTCACCGTGCTTTTTTTCAGCCTCTACACCGCCAACATAACACACCCCAATGCTATCCCAATTATGACCTTTGGTATGCGCCCCGGATCTTTCAATAGGCCGGCCTTCGTGTACCTCTCCATCTAATGTAATTACAAAGTGATAACCGATGTCGGACCAGCCCCGATCCAGGTGCCACTGACGAATCGTTTCAACGCTCACATCACGTCCCTCAGGAGTAGCCGAACAATGGACTATAATCTTGTTAATCTTTCTCATTCAAATGTGTGATTAATAAAGTCTAATCCGTAAAAGCTATGCACCCCATTATCAGAAGGAAAAACAGCATAAGACTTCCAGCCAAAAGGATGGTCACAAGGCACTACATTACCCTCAGCATCGATAGTATCATCTAAGTCCCAGCAGACATCTACGTGATACTTTTCAGATAAGACCGGAGCTTGAGTCTCATTACCCTCTGAATCATAAACGCCAGGAGTCAATACTATGTGGCCCAAAGCTACGACAGAGTGATTGTGCGAAGGATAAGTGTTACCCTCATCATCGGTCACCGTGCCCAGGGATTCAATCTTAGAATCAGCCTGCTCTTTAGAAATAAATTCGTACTTACCTATTTTCATATCTAACTTGTTAATTCTATACATTCGGCATTACTTAAAGCCGTATCATATTCTAAAACTTTTCTTACGCCCTGAGAGGATGTATATGTAGCAAGATGACTTGCATATTGAAAAGAATCAGTACCCATATCAAGAGTATCTCTAAGTATACCATTGTAAAACACCGATACAGAAGGCCCATCTTTCCTGATAGCAATCTTAATAGTAGAGCCAACCAATAGACCTATTGCAGTACCCATATTAAATGCTAATGCTCCGCCTGTGTGATACACATAAAAAATCCCTGAATTAGCCCAAAACCAATTACTACTACCCCCCTGACTTAAAATATTTAACCTATTATCAATACCTACAACATCAGTTTCGATAACTAAAGTACCTGATTCTCCATCGCCTAAAGTGCCAAAATTATACACCGCAGGAAAAGGTACATTCTCGCTATTTCTTGTCACAGCAGAACCATTAGTCGATATGTAGCTAGAGGCATAGGGACCGGCTTCTAATTGCAATCCAAACACCTCAAAATCTCGTGCTGTAGACAAACCATAAGAGGACAAGAATATCTGCGTTCCGCTCGTTCCTGTATAAGTAATTCTTTGCCACTCGCCTGTTAGCGTATAAATACTACCTGCAGTCCAGCTATAACTGAAGCCGAACATAATAGTCTCACCGGCCACACCCTTAACGTAAATACTCGCAGTATGCTCAGACGAAATACTCACCGTACGAGATGCGTATGCCGTTGAATCGGCAAATTGTATTCTTGATGAATTTAAAGTCCCATCAGGAGATATGCCGTACTCGTAGGTTATGGTCGTATCACTTCTACTAGTTAAGTAATTAATGACATTTTCGCTATACGTTACAATATTAGTCCGAGCAGGTTCTAACAACAATCGAGGACAGGATCCATCGTAGTCTAAGCGATTATCACCCGAATCTACGGCCTCTATTAAGCCATCTTTATTAGTCCTAGTGGCTGAGGTGGCACGTGTAAAAGTAAAGTCACCTGTGCCATCTGCAGGGATCGCTGAGTAGACCTTTGTGCCTATCGTACTTGGTATTAATGCAAGGGCAGGATTGCTCATACTAATTCTTCAGGTTCAGGGAAAAACTCAGGATGTAATTCTTTACACTTTTGTGTCCACTCAGCAATCGCAGAAGAAGAACCAAAGGTATGTACTCCTACAGGCGCACACCATATCGTAAAATCTTCCCAATGCTCATCAGGATCACCATCCCATAAAACATCAACGTGATATGTATCTGTCAATACCGCTTCTGTTATTACGTTTCCTTCTTCGTCAATCTCTGCTGGGGTAACGACTAAATTACCAAGTCTTACTATTGCGTGATTGTGTGTTGGATTCCCTTCTTCATCTACGCCTAACGCATTGATTTTTGTTGTGGCTGAACCTTTAGAGCCAAAACTATATTTTCTGAATGTGTTCATAATTTATTATCTGTATAGTTTTTTTAATTATCTTATCTTATTGTGTTTCTTATGTAAAGATTTACCCTTGTTCTTATCATAGGTGTATTTGTTACACTTGTGTTAATGCTATTGCTTCTGAATCTGTTAATGCCGTTGGGAATGCTAAAAATTGCTTTATTGTATCACCATATTCTCTATCAGTATTAAAAGAAGCAAACGGATTTATCCTTGCGCCTAATGATATTTTGTGAATTTGAGGTATTGAACTTGCCGTTCCAGAATCTACTTGAGTACCATTTAAAAATGTTTTTACTGCACCACTTGAACGCTCAAATTTAATAAGTGCTTTATTTGTGCCACTCAAAAACGAAAGCGTTGAAAAACTAACTCCACTCCCAGTAATATTAAAAGAAAATGATGTACCGCCAGCCGTACTATTTAATTGAATAGCATCTAAACTGCCACTCGTTGAATTTTCAGTGTTAAAAACAAATCTAAAATCACCACTTTTACCAGTAGTATAATTAAACTCAACAAATAGAGATGCATCTGTTGTTTGTAAATCATTAAAGGTAAAATTTGTACAAGCATCATCAACTCTGGTAACGGCACTCCCATAGGTAGGGATGTAACTTGTTGCGTATCCTTCTTCAAGTTGAACGCCATAGAAAGAATTTTCGCCAGTTGCACTTGTTTGAATAGATGTTCCATTTTCAGATAGTGCTGGCCATATTGCGATTCTAATTGAACCAGCCGTAATATTATTGGTAATTATTACCCTCCACCAATCTGAATTAAAATCCTCAATCGTTACGTTGTCATTCGCAGTTCCAGATGCCTCATTATATGTTCCATTGGTTGTATCTATAATAACATAACTACGAGATGAATCTAATTGTACCCCAGCATAATGAGATAATGCACCGCTTGTCTTTTTTACAAAAACGCTAAATGTATGGTTTCCAGAAGATAGAGTTATATTTTCTTCAATACGATAATATGTGCCAGTTGATGTATCATTTAATGTAAATGCATTTATATAACCCTCTGGGGATGTTTCAGCATTATCAGTAATCGAACCAGTACCATTTGTAGCCCAACCATTAGCATACTCACTATAAGGCACAAGATTCGTTCTCTGCGGTTCTAAAAGCAAAGAAGGACAAGAAGCATCTGTGTAGTCAAGTCTTGGTAAATCATCTGTAATACCTCCATAAACTGCCGTTGTGGTTGTTTCTAAATATGAGTCTGCGACTAACCCTTGATTTAGTTGGGCATCTTGGATGTATATGCTTCCGCTTGTTGCGCTTACAGTTCCGTTCCCGTCAGCGGGATAAATTCTTACACGAGTTGCAACATCATTCAGACTTACAAACACACGATACCAACCAACGCCAATATCTTCAATACCCTCAATGATGTTTGATGATGATGTAGTACCAATTATTCCGTTTTGCAAATCTACATACGCATAAGCATCGTTAGAACTACCATCTATTTGAATTAACGCCCAAGTAGAAGCGTTTGCCTTCATATAAACACTAAAAGTTAAAATACCACTTGCTGAAAGGTTTTGATATAGTCTACCACCCGCAGCACTCTTGCTTAAAAGCCAAGCATCCGAAGAACCATCGTAACCACTCTGTCCTCCAGTAATACTTGCGTTTGATGTTGTCCAAGTCGTATCAAATTGATTAGACTGCAATAATAAATTCTGCGTTTCCTTTTCAATTAACCCACTTGAATTAACCCTTGTCGCTGAACTTGCTCGTGAAAATGTGAAATCACCACCACCATCGGTAGGTTTAATCGAGTACAATTTACCCTCTTTGTAACCGCTTGGAATTAAAACCAAACTTGCGTCATTGTATAAAGACATATCTAATTTTTTTTAGTTTTTTATATATAATATCACAATAAGTCATTTATTGCGGTAATAGTACAAACTCTTGCCTCTGTATCTCCACTATCTGCCTCACACCTTGCATCGTAAGCATCGAATAATTGTCTGCCTAAATCTGCTTTTGGAAAAGTCCTAAGACCTTTACTTACGCATTGAAACGCCTCAATAGTCCCTCCATCTAAATATACCCTGCGCTGAAGCTGAGCAGGATCCAGGATATAGAACATCGCTGAACCCCAATTAATGTTATTCTTTAATCCCGACCCGGAACCCCACCAGGTTGAACCATATATCGCGCCGTAGCCTTTCTCGTCAATCATTTTCTTGTCCTTTATACATTATGTACCACTTGTGAATCGTGTAGCCAATCGTGACTACTAACAGAAGGAGCTTTAATATCACGTCTATGTTTGTCATACTGATAGCCAGGCTTCCGAAATTTATGCCGTATATCTTTAAATCCTCAAGACTCATTTTTTGCGTTTTTATTCTTGCCTTCGATTTTCTGTAGAAACCGCTTGAGCAACATTATATTCTTATTTTTAGGCCTGCTTTGGCGTTTCATAGTACCCAGCCGGTAAAATTAGCCATACGATCAGGATACATATCTTCATTGGTAGCAGCATTGTACTCAGGATAGTCAGCCTGGTTAAACGTCATATAGTCAATGAACCGTCTTGTATAGAACTGAGCAAAGCCCCGGTGCTTCTCAACCAGGTAATCTACTTCCTCCTTAGTGGCTGTCTCGCTGTTTTCAGACCTGTGTCTATAAATACCACCATTGGCAACCGTATACGCTGCAAAAGGCAGGTAATCTACCATAGCGAAATGAATAAGCATCGGCTTAATATACTCATCGACCAGGAATAAATACGGATTAGTAAGTGTCCCGGCCAGGATGTCGTCTGCAATCCTATCGTAGAGCTTAGACCCCAGGTAATTCTGTATGTGTATTTCCTGTGCGAGCTTCAGAAAC